GAATACACTCCATCGCCCCTGGCTGATGCCGTGACAGCATGGTTCCCGGAAAACAAACAATCTGATGTATCACAGATATGGCATGCTTTTGAACATAAGAGCACGCCAACACCTTTTCCGCGTTCCTTGACCGCCTTTCCGATACCGTCTCTGCACGCAATACCTCCGGATTCCGTGAACAGGTCGCTGCATGGCTGGAAAAACTCAGTACCTCTGCAGAGCTTCGACAGCAGTCTTTCGCTGTTGCTGCTGATGCCACTGAAAGCTGTGAGGACCGTGTCGCGCTCACATGGAACAATCTCCGGAAAACCCTCCTGGTCCATCAGGCATCAGAAGGCCTTTTCGATAATGATACCGGCGCTCTGCTCTCCCTGGGCAGGGAAATGTTCCGCCTCGAAATTCTGGAGGATATTGCCCGGGATAAAGTCAGAACTCTCCATTTTGTGGATGAGATAGAAGTCTACCTGGCCTTCCAGACCATGCTCGCAGAGAAACTTCAGCTCTCTACTGCCGTGAAGGAAATGCGTTTCTATGGCGTGTCGGGAGTGACAGCAAATGACCTCCGCACTGCCGAAGCCATGGTCAGAAGCCGTGAAGAGAATGAATTTACGGACTGGTTCTCCCTCTGGGGACCATGGCATGCTGTACTGAAGCGTACGGAAGCTGACCGCTGGGCGCTGGCAGAAGAGCAGAAATATGAGATGCTGGAGAATGAGTACCCTCAGAGGGTGGCTGACCGGCTGAAAGCATCAGGTCTGAGCGGTGATGCGGATGCGGAGAGGGAAGCCGGTGCACAGGTGATGCGAGAGACTGAACAGCAGATATACCGTCAGCTGACTGACGAGGTACTGGCCCTGCGATTGTCTGAAAACGACTCACAACTGCACCATTCATAATCACATCGCATAAACCACAGACCGGACTGACTCCGGAAAAACAGAGGCCCGCCCCCGGGCCTCCCCGGATTCATCCGTTTCCCTGTTCAGCCTGACAGCACGCCCCGGCGGCCGGATGACAGACTCCGCTTCGGTAAGCAAAGCGGTCTTCTGTGATTCCGCCAGTTGCGGCTTATTCATTACTCAACGTCAAACGCCCGAATTGAAGCCAAATCATCCAGACCGCTCAGCTCCTCTTTCATTTCACGCTGACGGCGATAAATCTCATCGTTGCGATCGACCTGCGCCTGCACCATTGCTGCCGCCAGTTCTTCCAGTTCCGGCATCGACAGTTTCACCTGCTGATTATCGGCATCGCTCCACGCCATATGTGTTTGTGCTGTGACAGATTTTGCCAGCATGACTACCGGGGACAGGCGGCCCAGTGAGTCGGGACCAGCATTCCAGATACGACCGTTCCATTCAAACGTGAACGGCTTCGCCTCCTGTTCTGTGCGCCATGCTTCAATTTCCTGACGTCTGGCCTCTCTGGCCGCTTCCAGTATTTCTGGTGTCACAGTGAATGGGGCTATCTCACCCCATTTGCCACTTTGCAGTTCCTGCCAGATTCGCTGACCCGTCGGAGCGACATCATCAGCGGTGGCTGTGTAGGGGACTGCCTGGTCCCTGTCGTCAAAAAAAACGTCACAGTCTACTGCGCCACTTTCGGTATAACGGGGATTAATGATTTTTTAATTCCACGGTGCATTCCTCACGATGTGCGAATAAAAAGCCCGGGCATTGCGCCAGAGACATGAGCATCCGGCACCCCGGACAGGGCGCAATATGACCCCGGTAATGAATGCTCTGAACATCCCGTAATGAAAAATTGTGGGGATGCTATATACGTTCCGGTGGGAGTACTGGGCACTGAAATCCCCACCGGTCCCAGTCGTGAGCCTCTGTATGACTGCCCCCTGACAAGTCTGATGACTTTATCACCGTCAGCTTCTCCCTGGTACGCAGCAATAATCAGCCCGCCAATGTCAGGGTCTCCCCATCTGTTGCGGACAGAGCTCGCCACGATTCTGTAAATAATATCTTCTGTGGTTATATTTATTTTCACCCAGTCAGTCTGGATATGGGCCAGTAGCAGTAGCGGGTGTGATAAATGGGGCCGTTAATGCCGTAAAAGTAAGGGATTTGGCTCTGTACCGCGGTTCTGTTGTCTCAGGGCGTGCATCAGTCCACCGGATGCTGAGCCCCCTCTTCAAACCGTGTGTCGGGTATGATGATGCCGTAGGGGCCAGCAACGGAATATTCAACTGGCAGCACATTCCTTACCCAGGCCAGGAAATCACTCTTAGTGTCAAAACGGATAACATCTTCAGGCAGAAAAGCACACCCAAAGCCGAATGCGCCGGGTATCGCCAGACGGCCTTTTGTCCGGTCGTAAATGTCGCTCTGTGCTTCCATCGTGGCCGCACTTTTCAGCCCCAGATTATCCCGGGACTTCTGTTGTGCCTTTTCGCCTGCTGCTGCGATTTCAGACAGATGGTTAGCCGTTTTCAGGGTGCCGGTCAGCGCAGCATCAATGTCATTTTTGGCCTGTTCTGCTGCGCGGGCATAACCTGCGGCTGCCGCCACATCCTGCGCCGTCTGCTGTGCGTTTCCGGCTGCGGCCCCGGCGCTCTGCTGCGCCTGCGCCACCATTTCCTCAAAGCGTTTGACGACATCCGGTTTCAGGTCGCCCTCATCAGGAGCAATCAGAAAGTCATTCAGCGTGCCGGGCTTTGAGTCCTCATATACAGCAATGTCGCCAACGTTGTACTCGTTGCGCCAGTCCTGTTTCAGATACACACCATATTTTCCAGTCCGCGCATGGAAACAGTATTCACCATCGTTTCCTGTCATCACATCAGCAACAGTGTTCATCACCACTTCCGGGGTGTTTACCCGGGATTTCAGAATAATATGGTATCCGGACATGGGGATACCTGCGCCATCAGTCAGCGCACCTGATATCACTACAGACATTGTTTTTCTCGCGATAAATTAAATCAGGAAGAACCTTCCGGAGAGGCGGGCCATTCAATGGCGTTGTATGAGGATTTATCAGTGATGGTGCTGAAATCCATCGCCTGCAGCGATTTCGCGTAAATACGACAGGCTTTCAGCTTTTCTTTATCTTCGTCGCTGATTAACCCCAGCAGCAGGTCTTCTTCCCATTCCCCTGTCCGGGCACTGACCTGAGCCAGAAGGGCATCACGCTCATCTTCCGCTTTGAGTCTGTAGTCAAAGACAAATTCATCATTGCGGTAAAACCAGTAACCCGGCGCGGTAATCCGTCGGTTAGCGGTAATATCAGGAACTTCAATAACACTGGCATTGCGTGGCTCGATGCCTGTCACATCCTTACCGACCCACACCACGCGACCATCTCCGGTGTAAGCTATTTTTATTGTGTCGCTGGCGAAATTCTTCAGCTCTTCATACCAGTTTTTTCCGTCTTCTGAAAAAAGCCAGGTGACTGAGGTAGCCTGAGTTTAACGGACACTCCTTCCTGAAATAGAATGGCATCAGAAGGAGCTAATAATGAGCAGAAAAACCCAACGTTACTCTAAAGAGTTCAAAGCCGAAACTGTCAGAACGGTTCTTGAAAATCAACTTTCGATCAGTGAAGGCGCTTCCCGATTATCTCTTCCTGAAGGCACTTTAGGACAATGGGTTACCGCCGCCAGAAAAGGGCTCGGTACTCCTGGTTCCCGCACGGTGGCTGAACTGGAATCTGAAATTCTGCAACTGCGTAAGGCGTTAAATGAAGCTCGCCTTGAGCGAGATATATTAAAAAAAGCAACAGCGTATTTTGCACAGGAGTCGCTGAAAAATACGCGTTAATCGAACAATGGCGACAACAATTTCCCATTGAAGCGATGTGTCAGGTATTTGGTGTATCCAGGAGCGGTTATTACAACTGGGTACAGCATTAACCCTCAGACAGAAAACAAAGTGATGAGCGGCTAAAACTGGAGATTAAGGTGGCACATATCCGCACTCGCGAAACATATGGAACCCGGCGGCTCCAGACGGAGCTGGCAGAGAATGGCATCATCGTTGGTCGTGACCGACTGGCACGTCTTCGTAAGGAGCTAAGGCTACGCTGTAAGCAGAAACGCAAGTTCAGAGCGACTACGAACCCGAACCACAATCTGCCAGTTGCGCCAAATCTGCTGAACCAGACGTTCGCTCCTACAGCACCAAATCAGGTCTGGGTGGCGGACCTGACGTATGTTGCCACACAGGAGGGATGGTTGTACCTCGCTGGCATCAAAGATGTTTATACGTGTGAAATTGTCGGCTACGCCATGGGAGAGCGCATGACAAAAGAGCTGACAGGTAAAGCCCTGTTTATGGCGCTCAGGAGCCAGCGCCCACCTGCCGGGCTAATCCACCACTCTGATCGAGGTTCACAGTACTGCGCATACGATTACCGGGTCATACAGGAGCAGTCTGGTCTGAAAACATCAATGTCGCGTAAAGGTAACTGTTACGACAACGCTCCGATGGAAAGCTTCTGGGGAACGCTGAAAAATGAGAGCCTGAGCCACTATCGTTTTAATAACCGGGATGAAGCCATCTCAGTAATACGGGAATACATTGAGATTTTCTACAATCGTCAGCGTCGTCACTCTCGTCTGGGGAATATCTCCCCGGCAGCCTTCAGGGAAAAATATCATCAGATGGCTGCTTAAAAAAGAACAAATGGTAGTGTCCGCTATTGCCAGTACACCTCAACTTTCAGCATTCCGTTATAGAGCAGCTTTCTGGTCAGCCACTGTTGGCCACGCCCGGTGATTTTTGTGGTGAACGATATCTGTATTCCGTGATTTGTGTTGACTGCTGTTTCTTTCACTGTGAAATAGCCGCGATCCATATATTCCTGCATTGGCACATTGCGCCGGGAACCTGAAGCAATAAGGATTTTGTGATCGCGCATCCACGCAAACAGTTTGTTTGGACCAATTCCAACAACCTTTGCAAAGTTTCCAATCAAAATTCCGCTGGCCTCGCTAACGCGATCGGCAAACTCAACTTTAGGTGCTGCGAGAGCAAGCTGTTTCTCCAGTTCAGCCTTCTGGTCTTCAAGGTCGGCCGCAAGGCGCAATGCCTCAGAAAAGGTTTGTGGGATTTTCGCGGTTGCCCCTTCAAGCTCTCGCCAACGGTCAACAAGACGAGCGGTGAATTCCGGCGACAACTGGGCAACGACAATAATGCTGTCGCGCTTACCTTGTTCGCCTTCGAAGACGTAATGCTCGTACTGAACATTGAACCCTAAGTTATTGATTCTTTCGGAAACCTCAAATTGAGGATGCCGGATAACACCATTTTTAGCCAGCGTTTCGATGGTACGTTTCACATTGTCATGACGCTTACCCACCAACTCAGCGATTTCAATGCTGGTCATTTTAATGGCGTTGCTATTTATCAGCTCGTTCATTGTCATGTCCTCTCATATTGAAAATTCAGCAATAAAAACCCAGCCGAAGCTGGGTCGTTGCGTTGGCAATCTGTCAGTAGTGATGTAGTGAAGGAGGTAATTCTTTGTTCTTAAGTCTTACCCATGCAGAAAGATTCGTTGGTCCGTCTGGCTCATTAATATCAACATCTCGTGTGTGATTGATTAAAACGTCTCTCGCCATTCCGATAACATACGAGAACTCATGACCGTAGTCGTGGCATCTGCCGGAATAGTTAGACTGAATTTGTCTTAGCGCCGGATACAGTTCGCGGAATAATGCCTGTGAGCGGTTGGCATAATCCCACAACCATACCAGACTGTTTGCATCTTTTGCAGAAAGCTCGCTGGTTTTCTTCTCGTGATGACCTGCGCTTTTCGAAGTCTGGCTGAAATAGCAGTCTTCCAGTTTTTCGAACACGTCCCATGCCTGATCGGTTTCGAGCATCTTCGCGTGACGAGCTGCGCCGCGTTCTGTCCAGAGGATGAGGGAGCGGGTTTTTGGAGAAATTTTCACCTCATTTTGCGACTCGTTTAAAACTAGTCGCAAATTTTTGAGCTCATCACCAACAGCTTTAAAGAAGTGTTTTCCCTCAATAAATCGAGATTTATTTTCATGGTGATTCTGCTGTATACGGATTGCTTCTGTTCCGTAAAGGCGGGCGAGTAACTCAGTTGTGATTACAGGAATCTGGTTATAAGTGACAGGGGAAAGGTTTTTGACAGCAACTTGAACAGTCATAACGACCTCGCGTTTCGATAATTTTTACCTCACCACCTTCAGGTTCCAATCATCGGGTGGCGAACTGTGCAGGGTTGGAACTACCGGTCGAAACATCCGGCGCACCTTTCGGTGCCCCCACACAGCCCGCCATAAATCGCGAATGTGACTGTGCTTAGCGCATAAAAAAACCGCCAGCGCGGTATGCACCGTTTCGATATCCGGGGTTCCAATCCCGACGCCAGATTTTGCTGGCGCGTGAGGAATATAGCCCCGGATATGTGTTGTCGTCAACTACAGGCCTTGAATGCATATAACAATTTTGTTATGTTGATACCTATGAACTACACTATCGAATACTACAGTGAAGATGTAAGGCTGGAAGTCGATCGGCTTCCATTGAGTATGCGTGCCCGATACCAACATCTCGTTGAACGTATGAAGATATATGGCAGCAATCTCGGAGAACCTCACACCAGCGCCTTTGGTGACGGACTTTTCGAACTCAGAATTAAAGGCAACGATGGGATCGCGCGTGTTTTTTACTGCACTCTGACAGGGAAACGCATCATCATGCTGCATAGTTTTGTAAAGAAAACGCAGAAAACACCGCCAGCCGAACGCAAGAAAGCTGAAACCAGAATGAAGGAGGTTAAGCATGACTGGTAAACGCACTCTCCCCACCATGACACACGACGAAATGGCAGCCAAATGGATGGAAGACCCGGCTTTTAAAGCAGAATACGACGCTATCGCTGACGAATTCGCACTGCTTGATGAAATGCTGGCAGCACGCAAAGAAGCTGGCTTAACTCAGGCTGAAGTTGCCGAGCGAATGGGAACAAAAGCGACCGCGATCACCAGAATGGAAAGTAATCTCGCATCAGGTATCAGCGGCCCATCATTTGCCACCCTAAAAAAATTCGCCCGCGCTACTGGAAAAAAACTCCAGATCCGCTTCGTTTAACCACACCGCGCCGTCATTCTGGCGGCGCACCGGATAAATAGTCATTTCCTCGCACGATGTCTTAGCCACCGGATATCCCACAGGTGAGCCGTGTAGTTGAAGGTTTTTACGTCAGATTCTTTTGGGATTGGCTTGCGTTTATTTCTGGAGCGTTTCGTTGGAAGGTATTTGCAGTTTTCACAGATTATGTCGGTAATACTTCGTCGCTGTCGCCTCATGCCGCCCTCCCTGTTCGTTGTGACCATTCATACTCTCGCCGGGAGTTATCACTCCACCGCACGTTGCGCTCTGAGCCGAACCAGAACATGATTTCGATAAGCTCAGTCATGCTGGCCTTTCGCATTTTGCTGGTACGCACGCCAAGCATGACAACGCCACCGCCGATACCAGGCGCACTTCGTTGCTCCAGTTTTTTGGTCTTAAGCCACAGGGCAGTGAACAGGTCTTTCCAGTCTTCCGGCGCCAGCCGTTGACCATGCCATAGCACCTGACGCGAAACATCGTTCAGCATCGGCCACATACGGTCATTCTGCGCTTTGCTGCGTTTGGGTTCTCTAACGTGGACTTCGTGGGGTGACTTGTCGTCGATGGGTAGTGAGAGAATGGCGTCTATGGCGTTATTTCTGATTGCTTCGTTGCGAAGCAGGAATAATTGCTTCACTTGCCCTCCTGCTCTTCTCCTTGCGCTTATCCGCGTAATACCGGTTTAATTCGTCAGACATCTTCTCTCCGATAAGCGGCCATGACTCAAACCTCGCATTCGCAAAATTCTCAAGCCATTTCGCAAAATCATCCAATTTATCTGCTAACCAATAAACAAAATATGACAGCCATACTGCTGAAGCCAAAAAGATACGATGCGGATTAAGGATGAAAATAAGCGATATTTTCATTCCTCGTGATACTTTGCTCATGCTCACTCCTTCACTTTAAATCCAGACTCCGGATAATTCTGTCACACTGAAAATCATTATCGATTTTAACCAACCGGCGAAGAACGCGGTCACGCGGATAGCTCCGTGGCTTAGGGGCGTTTTTCTGTCTCTCGCCAGTCGGAAGTCTGGAAGCAGACCAGTACCGCTTTGCACGACCAATGTTCTCCTGAAAGTCGGCGCGGACAAGCTCAGTCAACGAACTCATTTCTTAAAACCTCCTCAAACGTATTCTGACGCATTTTTCATTCTCGCTGCTATATAAATACCTTGCACGCGTTTACCTCGCTACAGAGCGATTGTGATGCCTTAAAAGCGATTTATTGAAGTGATATTTGCTTAATCGAAATTCTTTTCTTTGATTCCTGCGGCCCTGATGGCTTTCATTACTGCTGGATTTGCCCCTATATTTCCAGACATCTGTTATCACTTAACCCATTACAAGCCCGCTGCCGCAGATATTCCCGTGGCGAGCGATAACCCAGCGCACTATGCGGATGCCATTCGTTATAATGCTCGAACGCCTCTGCAAGGTTCTTTGCTGCCGTTAACCCGTCTGGTTTGGGCATGATACTGATGTAGTCACGCTTTATCGTTTTCACGAAGCTCTCTGCTATTCCGTTACTCTCCGGACTCCGCACCGCCGTGTTCTTCGGTTCAAGTCCCAACATCCGGGCGAACTGGCGTGTTTCATTAGCCCGGTAGCATGAACCATTATCCGTCAGCCACTCCACTGGAGACGACGGAAGATCGTTGCCGAAGCGGCGTTCCACCGCTCCCAGCATGACGTCCTGTACTGTTTCACTGTTGAAGCCGCCGGTAGTCACCGCCCAGTGCAGTGCCTCACGATCACAGCAGTCCAGCGCGAACGTGACACGCAGTCTCTCTCCGTTATCACAGCAGAACTCGAACCCGTCAGAGCACCATCGCTGATTGCTTTCTTTCACGGCTACTCTGCCTGTATGTGCCCGTTTCGATGGCGGTACAGCAGGTTTTCGCTCAAGCAACAGCGCATTCTGGCGCATGATCCGGTAAACACGTTTGGCATTGATCGCAGGCATACCATCAAGTTCTGCCTGTCTGCGAAGCAGCGCCCATACCCGACGATAACCATACGTGGGCAGCTCTCCGATAACATGGTGTATACGGAGAAGCACATCCGTATCATCAGTGTGACGACTGCGGCGGCCATCCATCCAGTCATCGGTTCGTCTGAGAATGACGTGCAACTGCGCACGCGACACCCGGAGACAACGGCTGACTAAGCTTACTCCCCATCCCCGGGCAATAAGGGCGCGTGCGCTATCCACTTTTTT